TTTCGATTTCTAATGCGGTAACTTGCTCCCAGGTAAAACCGAACTCGTTTACAAGCCTCTCGGCTTTTTCATCACAATAAATCGAATTTTCTATTGTGCTACGTTCTACAAAGAGCGTAACAGCCATTTTATAAGCGTCTACCGCCTGGCGTTTGAGAAATGCCTCGATATCATTTGTATTATTGAAAATAACGTTGTCGATATAATAACCTTTATACTGTCTCATAATTTTGTACCTCCGTTTGTTTAATTTGTTTTATCTTATGAGTCTATTATATACCTACAGGTATACAAAGTCAATATATCAAATTATTAAGTTTTTATAAACTATGTATCGTATTTGCTCCCATGTTTGACGGTGGTTTTCAAATCGTCGATATGATTTCGATATCGAGATATAAATCTATATAATCTATACATGGTTTTTCTGTATTGCTCCGGAGCGCTGTCTTGTAATTTGTGCAAATCCGAATTGACGTCCAGGTATAATTTTTTTAATACGTCTATTTCTGCGACCATATCTCTTAGATTCCAGGTTGAATTTTGTTCGCCTCTGATTATCATTTTGGAATATTCGCCCGCCTCCGACACAAGTCTATTATATGATTTCAACGGCTGAGGTTTAGTATTTGAAAATATCCATTCTTCTCTATCGTCCGGATTAGATAAGGGGTATCGTACCTCTTTAGTCAATACAAAATTTCCGGCGTCGTTGATTTCGCCTTGCTGACAATTAATATATCCGTTGTCGTAGGTATAAGTTTTATTCATTAAGTTAATTACCTTTTCGTCTCGGACGCCTTTATATTCTTTAGGATAAACTCTGTATTTATTAATGAAATCCTCAATCTCTTTTTTAGTCATAGTAACCTCCAATCTCCGAGATTGTACTCGGCTTGTATTAATAATATAGTGGTTCGATAATTCCGAACATGTTAAAAGGTATCAATTTTATGTATAGGTTGATACAATGCGGATATGATAAGATATTAATATATAATAGTGAATTGTATACCATATTAGGATATCCGATAAACCGAGTGTATCAATATGGAATACATGTCTTAAAATAAAAAGACGCCTAGAGGCGTCTCGGTTTTAAGCAAATTTCCAATGTATATATATGTCCTCTCCATCTATTTCGATATACGATATCAATGATTCTAATAACAATCTTATTTCTCCCATGTCTCCGCGTTCCAGGACGTCTCCGAACGTCGATACAATCTCATAAACATCCTCGTCGTTCATATTGCTGATAGTAGCGTTTAAAGTGTCTAACTCTTTAATGAGTCCTTGTTTTTGTTCGTTGAGCGGGTCGACCTTGTTACTTACTTGGTCGATTGTGAATTGTCCGATTCCGTACAAGTCCATGAATCTCGATATTTGACTGTCAATATCCTCGATTTGTTTTTTTATAATTTCTATTTTGTTCGGAGTATCAGAGTTTTTGTTTTTCTCCGCTCGTATCTCATGTAAATAATCCGGGTCAAGTGCGAGTTTTCTAATTTCATTAAATACCAGGTTGTCGAGTTCGTTCATTTTCCAATTTTTATTTTTACAGTTCGGATCTTTAATCATAGCCTTGACGCGTTTATGACGAGAATAACACATGTACCAATATACTTTATCTTTTCCCTCACGGCGTCGGCTGTTTTCTTGCTTGGAGAATCGACCGCCACAGCATTTACAATATAAGAATCCTCCGAGATACGTCGTATGTTTTCGATTTCCGTATTTAAACTCGGAGTACATTTCTTCACGCTGTTTTAGTAGTTGAGCGATTTCCTCAAATTTTTCCTCGGTTAATATGGGAGTGTGTTCGCCTTTATACCATTCGCCTCGATAACTTATATATCCGATATAAGTTCTATTGTGTAATAGGTATCTGATTTTTTTCGGATCCCATTTGGCGATTTTTCCACAATGACCTTTACGAGTATATCCTTTATCGTCCATTATCGTACAGATTGTTTTTATCGGTACACCCTTGAGAAATAAGTCGACAATTTCGAGTATTTGCATTTTTTCATACTCGTTGACAGTAAGTTCCCCGGTGTCCGGGTCGTAATCATATCCAACCGGTACAGTCGCTCCGCCTCCCCATTTTCCCTCTTTAGCGCGAGCCTCTCGACCCATTGACATACGCTCTTTAATTTGTTCTCGTTCCAACTGAGCGAATACGGCGAGTATTCCAATCATTGCGCGACCGAACGGAGTCGAGGTGTCGAAGTTCTCGGACATTGATACAAAGTCCGTATCGTTCGCAAGAAATACCTTTTCGATTAGATATAACGTGTCAAGCTGAGAACGACTAAGTCTATCTAATTTGTAGACCACAACTTTATCAATCTCGCCGGTCTTGACGTCCTTTATCATTTCATTTAGTCCAGGTCTGTCCGTATTGCCTCCGGAATATCCTGGGTCGACGTATATCTTGTATACTTGCCAATCCATAGCCTCAGCGTATTTTTTTAATCGGTCGGTTTGTTCTCCTACAGAATATCCCTCGTTCGCTTGTTCCTGGGTTGATACTCGAATATATAACGCGACTTTTAATACATTTCTTACGTTGATTAGATTTTTATTTTCCAATTTCCAACAACTCCCTTTTTAGTTGACCGGGAGGTATGATATAATTTTAGTGTCAACCAAACATTGACCTCCGGGTCGTGTGGTAGATCCGTCTCGTTCATGCGAGGCGGTTTTTTTTTTTTACGAAAATAACAATTTTCAATTTTTTATGCTAACTCCTTATATATTTTTATTTTTCTATTATTATATATATTTACTCTATATATATTATTTTTTCTAAGAAATAGAGAAAAATATATATAATTGTTAAAAAAGTCCCGAAACCCTTGAAAACACTAGGTTTAAGGGGATAACAATTTTTTTCACTTTTGACTGTCAAAATTTAACAAGTGTTAAGAATTGTAATAAATTTACAATTACATAATTTTACAATGTAAAAAACTGTCAAGAAAAAGTCCGAAATTGTTTAAAATTGTTATGGGAATTGTTATTCCTTTTTTTGTAAATTATTTGTTGTTTTTTAAATTGTTAATCGGTTTCCGTTTGACGTTTGCTAACGATATCGACTCCGAAATTCATAGCGTCAACAATAGAATCAACATCATAAGTATCGATTGTTTTACCATTTAGTGTTAATTTGGTGGCGTCGGTTAGTTGTTTGATAGTACCATTTAGAATAACCCGAACGTCCTCGTCTCGTTTAGGAACCGGTACCACATTTACTTTACCCTCGCTAACACGAATTACTTTAACATGACTAGCTATTGGATTTTTGGTTTTAACATATTCAATTCGTCCCTCAGCTAATGCCTCTACGTCAAGATTTAATCCTTTACACAATTTAATTACATTTGATACACTCGAATTTGCTACACCTCGTTTTAGAATACTCTCGACGGTGGAGTTTGGTACACCAATTCGACTACTGAACTCTCGTATACTATGATATCGGTTTAGTATTATTTCTCTTAATTTTTCTTCCGTTGTCATATTTTACACCTCCTCGGTAAAACCTATTATATAGTTATATTTACGAAATTTCAATAAGTTTTTACGATTTTTCGCAAAAGTTTTAAAAATAATCATAATATTATATTTTTTAATATATTACAATAATAATTGAAATGTTTTACGAAAATATAAAAGTGTGTTAAATGTGATTTTAAAAAGTTTTCGAAAAAATTTAAAAAAGCGTATTGACATTTACGAAATTTCGAATATAATCAAAATTGTGATTTGCGAAATTTCGTAAATCATGTGAAAACCATCACAAATATAATATAGAGAGGAGAATGGGAATGTATCCTAATTTAAAAGCGGAACTCGGGCGCCGTGGTGTTACGACTACTAAACTCGCCGAAGTCCTTGACGTTACTATTCCGACCATGTCAATGAAGATGAACGGAAAGACTCCTATTACATTAAAAGAGGCGAAAATGATTAAGGACTATCTTGAGACAGACGTACCGCTCGAAGTTTTGTTCGAGGAGGCAGGATAATGGTTTATCATGTTTTCAGCAACGGCGAGATTAAAACAAACATAACAGGTCATGTTGTAAAAATGGAACACGTTGAACAAGCGTACAGATTGATTAACGAGATCGAAAATAGGAGCATTAAAAAGGAGGAAGATAATGAGAGAGTACGAACCGAACGCATTAGTTAACATTACACGAGGTCGATACGCGGGCGAAGTTGGGGAAGTCTTTACCGGTGGTATAAATCAGTTATATATAATAGTAAGACTTAAAACCGGCGAACTTGTGAAAGTATTAAAAGAGTACGTCGAACCGATTGAGGACGAGCCGGAATGTGAGGATTTGATTACATTAACACGTTCGGAACTTAAAGCGACAATCGACAAAGTGTCCGATCCGGAACTTTATAAAGGTAAATTTTCCGACCCGACGAGTTCCGTATTAATATCAACCGTCGCCGTAATGCTCGGACAGTTGATAGAAAAGGAACTGTTTGACGTCGAGGGTTAACGAGGAGGTGGTCGCGTTGCTTACATTATATAGACATCAAGAAATCGCCTTGTCGTACTTGAGGACAAACGATTATTTTGCTCTATTTATGGAGCAAGGTTAAGGAACCGGAAAAACCCTAGTTACATTAGTCAGAATATTAGAATTATTAAAAACCGGTAAAATATCAACATGTTTGATAGTCGCTCCAAAGTCAGCGCTCGGAGCGTGGGAGAGAGACGTCGAACTATTTGACGAGATTGACCGCGAAATCCTACGAGATAATATAACACTCGTTAATTATGATAAAGCCTGGAGAGGCGGAGACAAGTCTCCATATTATAAGGAATATGGTTGTATCGTATTAGACGAGGCTCATTGTATTAAAAATAGGACAAGCCGACGGAGTTCGTTCTTGTTAAAAATCGCTTGTCAAGCGAAATATAAATACATATTGAGCGGTACTCCAATAAGTAACGGACAACTTGAGAATATATGGTCGCTGTATTGCTTTTTGAGTCCTTATTTAGACCGAGGAAAAGTTTACTCGAATATATTTAAACAGTATATGACCGAGAACGCCTCCGGAGAATATAAAGGCTCATACATGGAATTTCAAAAGCGATATTGTATATTGAATAAGTATTTTAAACCGTCGAGTTATATTAATGTCCGAGAGTTGCAGACAATTATTAATGAGCATAGTTACCGAGTAAAAAAGTCGGAATGTTTGGACTTGCCGGAAAAATTACCGGACGAGATAATCAAAGTTGAATTAAAAGAAAAAGCATTATATAAGAAACTACGAGACACGAGCGCGATATTAGAGTATGAAATACTCGCCGAAAATCCGTTGTCGAGACTTGTCAAACTGAGACAGTTGTGTTCCGGTCACATAAAGACCGAGGACGAGTTGATTGAGGTTAAGAATGAGAAACTCGAAATCTTGAAAGAGATAATTGAGGGATATGAGGACGACAAGAAACTCGTAATATTCGCGGAGTTTAAGTATTCAATAAGTAAGATAACCGAGTTACTTACTAAAATGAAAATTAAATTTGTCACATTGGACGGAGACCAAAAAGATAAAACTATTTGGCGAAAGTTCCAGGTTGACAAAAGCATAAAAATAATAGTTTGTCAATATCAGACTGCTAACGCCGGGATTGACCTATTCGCAAGCGATACTATTATTTATTACGAACCGACCCTCCGGTCTCAGATATTGGAGCAGAGTCGCGATCGTATACATAGGTCGGGTCAGACGAATAAATGTAGTTACATACATTTACTAACAAAAGGGACGGTTGAGGTCGACATATATCGAGCGTTATCCGGTTATAGCGATTTTAGTGAGACGCTATTTACTGAATACTTAAATACATATCAGAGAAGTTATAACGACTAAATTTTTTTATTTGAGTGTGCGAAATTGCGTACACGGTAGGAGGTGCGAAATGGATTTAAAAGAAGTATTAGAAAAACATAAAAAATGGTTGAACAATAAGCCTGGAGGCAAACGCGTGGACTTACAAGACGCGGACTTACGAGGCGCGGACTTACGAGGCGCGGACTTACGAGGCGCGGACTTACGATTCGCGGACTTACGAGGCACGGACTTACAACGCGCGGACTTACGATTCGCGGACTTACGAGACGCGGACTTACGAGACGCGAACTTACGAGACGCGAACTTAC